CGAAGCCGCCGGCGTGGTGACCATCACCGCCAAAAACAAAGGCGCCGAGGGCAATGCCATCCGCCTGTTGGCGGCCTGCACCGCCGCCGGTATCAGCACCACGGTAACCGCGATGGCGAGCGGCCTCGTCAACCCCGATATTGCCGCCGCGCTCAATGCCGTGGTCGCCGAAGGCCACCACATCATTGCCTGCGGTATCAATGACGAAACCAACCTGCTGAAACTGCGTGCCCATTTGGATACCGTAGCCAGTCCGATGGAAAAACGCTGGGCAATCGGCGTATACGGCCAAACCGGCACGCTGGCGCAAGCCACCACCTTGGCAGGCCGTCTGAACCACGGCCATATCGTCAGCGCGTGGTATCGCGGCACCCCCAGCCTGCCTTGCGAGCTGGCCGCCGCCTTTGCCGCCGTGATGGCGAGTGAAGAAGACCCCGCCCGCCCGTTGAACACGCTGGCCTTAAACAGCATCGGCGTGTGCGAAAGCAAAGACAAAACCATGCGCACAGAGCAGGAAAACGCCCTGTATAACGGTGTGACCCCGATTGAAACCAGTCCGGCCGGTACGCAGGCGCAAATCGTGCGCGCCATCACCACCTACACCAAAACCGCCAACGGCACGGCAGACGAAAGCCTGCTGGACGTAACCACCGTGCGCACCTTGATTTATGTAAGCCGCGCCTGCGTCGACCGCATCGCCCTAAGATTCCCGCGCGACAAATTGAGCGACCGCACCCCGCCGCGTGTGCGTAGCGAACTGATTGACGTATTGATGCGCTGCGAAGAGCTGGAAATTTTGGAGCGCGTGGAAGAAAACCTGCCGAAACTGATTGTGGAACGCGACCTGCAAAACACAGGCATGTTGAACTGCCGCATTCCCAGCGATGTCGTCAACGGCCTGCATGTAGTAGGTATGGTTGTAGATTTATATTTGTAAGAAAGGCTGAAACATGAGTACCGAATACGTTGGCAGCGTCATCCTCTATCTGGGCGCGAACGAAGTCGAAGTCACCAAAATCGACGTGAAAGACAACACCGGCAAAAAGCCTGTGAGAACCATGAACCGCACCCGCCGCGTCAAAGGCTTTACCCGCGGTGTCGGCCAATACGACATTACCTTTACCGCCGTGGTGCCGACTGACGGCACGGCGGTGGACTGGGCAAAGATCGACGACGCCAAAATCAGCCTGGTTCCCGACGTGGAAGGCGCGCGTCCGACATCGTACCTCGGCTTCTGCGCCACCGAAGCGGGCGACAGCTATACCGTGGATAATGAATTGGTGGTGGATGTGACCGGTTTTGCGATTCGGAAGGTGTTGGAGTAAATTAGAAAACCCGCATGATTGCGGGTTTTTTACGAGATATTTATCGACTACTGCATATCTTTTTGGATTTGCTTAAAGTACCATCTTTACATAGGAACTTTCCGTCTGCCGTACAGGCTTTGATGCCGCCTTTACTGCCGGAACAGGGTTCTCTGCCGCGCGCCTCGGCAGAACCGATGCCGACTGTTGCCACTATTACCAATAAAAATAAATGTTTCATGGAAGTTTTCCTTTATATCTTTATGTAGGGGAAATGATAGTATCACAGCATATTCTTAGCGTCATTTTGTATTTTGCCTGACATCCGACAAATTTCGGAGCTATAACCCTTAAGCGACAATCAAGCCTTGATTTATACAAGGTTTAACCAACGTTTAAGGGCTTTTTTATGTCTGAATTTTCCCCCGAACTCACCTGCGCCATCGAAGATTACGAATTGCGCGTTTCTCCCGACCTGAAAACCGTTTCAGGCCGTCTGAAGTACGGTATCTCTGTTGATGGTGCTGTTCATCGTGATTTTTCCATGCATCTGCTGACCGTGCGCGAAGATATGGCTATTGACCCAACGCTGGAGGGTCAGGCGCGTATGTTGGCAGCCTATTCAGCCTCTCTCGACCATATCGGTACGATCCAACCTGATGCTTTAACGCCCGACTTCTTGGCCGATGAATTGGTCGCAACCGATTTTGACGCGCTTTATTTCGCCCAAGAGCTGCTGGCAAAAAAGCGTCTGTCCGTTCAGCCCGTGCCGACCGCTACCGATACGCAGTCTTAAAGCTGGGGAGCTACGGTATCTCTGCCGACGATATCGGCAAGATGACCCAGCCGGAGCTTGATGGCTGGCTGAAGCAGGCTGATTTGATTGACCGTGGCCGTGCTGCTCCCGTGGTGCTGCCATGGTTTGCCCCATCGGCCAAAACCTCAGTTCCATCTGCATCTGGCGGACATACTCAAACTTTTATCAGTAAACGGAAGAAAAAATGAGCCGTAATACAGTCGAATTAGTTGCCAAGTTCCGAGATGAGGCCAGTGTCGGCCTGCGCCGCTTGGCAACCGAGGCCAACCGTACGATGCAGATTCAAAGCCGTGCGGCATCATCTTCCGGCAGGCAACAACAGCTGATGCATGCAGCTGCCGCCCGTTTGGGCATCCGCACAGAGCGTGAAATCCGCCGTGAAATCCAACGTACTCAAGCAGCCTACAACGCAATGGCCAAAAGCGGCCGTGCTTCGCACAATGAGCTGGCACGAGCCGCTCAACAGACGCGCAGCCGTATTCGGGAATTAAATGCCGAAATGAACAGCGGCAGCCGTTTCAACCGTATGGTTCAAGGCGGTAAAAGTTTGGCGCGCGGCGCGACTTCAGTTGCCGCCGGTGTCATGGCCGGGGGTTATGTGTTGGCTCAGCCAGTCAACCGGACAATGGACTATGACACGGAGCTGCGTCACGCAACCAATACCATGTATGCAGGCAAAAGTATTGAGGAAAAGCGCGCAGGCATGGCGGAAATTAATAAAACGGTCAATGATGCCGCTTATCTTGGCGGAACATCTAAGGAAGCAGCCTTGCAGGCAATGAATACCATGGTGGCCAGCGGATCATTGAGTGATGCTGCCGTAAAGCAGATGTTGCCAACCGTAATGAAAACAGCACTGGCCGCCAATGCGGATGCCGATGATATTGCCAATATTGTGACTAAAGCGAAACAGTCAGGGTTCAAAGAAGCCGATATTCCTGCATTGCTTGACCGAGCAATGCAATCGGGCGCAGATGGCGGTTTTGAAATGAAAGACATGGCGCGATGGCTGCCGCAACAGTTGGCGGCAATGAAGTCCGCAGGTATGGGCGCGACACTGGATAATTTCAGCAGTTTGTTAAATGCCAACCAATTAGCGTTTATGACTGCAGGCAGTACAGACGAAGCCGGTAACAACCTGGTCAACCTGCTGGCAAAAATCAGCAGTCAGGACATCGTTACTAAGGCAAAGAAAATCGACATTAACGGCCAAGAGGGTTTTGACTTTACGGCCAGTATGAATAAGCGTCAGGCTGCAGGCATGAACTCGCTGGACGCATTGGTCGATATTGTCAGTGAAATTGTGCAGAAAGATGAAAAGAGTGCTGCCTTAATGAAGCAGATGGCCGCAGCGCAAGGTGATGAGGCTAAGTTGGCTTTACTGGAAAACCAGAAAGCTTTGGTTGACGGTACGGCTGTCGGCCAGTTGGTTTCAGACCGCCAAGCCTTAATGGCGTTGCTCTCGCTAATCAACAACAAGCAAGAAGCCGCACGACTGCAACAAGGACAGGCTAACGCCGCCGGTGCAGTAGACAATAATTATCGATTTATGGCCGAAGGCTCCGGGGTCAAAAAAGAACAGCTCAAAACGGCATACAGCGAAGCCGAATATGGCGCATTCTCAAGCTTTACCGACATGGTGGCCGATAAGCTCAAGGGTATTGCCGACTGGACCAGAGGTAATCAGGAAGCCGCGCAGACAGCAGTGGCGGCAGGACAAGGTGCCGCAGCGGTATCGGCGACCGTTGGCGCAAGTTCAATGGTAAGCGGCGGATGGCGGTTCTTCCAAGGCGGTCAAGGTGTTGCCGGTGCCGGCCGTTTTCTGCCTTCTGCAGGCTCAATGGGTGCCTTTACTTTAGGTGCTGCTCCGTTGGCCGCTATGGGCGGCGTAACACATTTGGCGGCGCAACGGGATAAATATGACGACTGGAGTAAACCGTTGGTGGCCTTCGCCGACCGCTTGCAGTCGTTTTTGCCTGATTTTATGTCGTCTGCCAAAAACGAATACATGAGAAAACGGGAGGAATTGGGTGGGAATAACTCTCCGCTCGACAGCCCTGTTCTCAAAGAGAGTATGGCGCAGCTGAGCCAGTCGGCGCAAACCAACCAACAGGCCAGCCAACAGTATGTCACAGCGGCAACTGAAAATCAGGCTGCAACTGCCCAGCTTACCAATGCGGCCTCCCAGATGACTGCGGCGGCGGCGCAAATGCAGGCGGCGGCAGGTAAGCCGATACCCGTTACAGTCACCGTTCAAAACGGCAATATTATGGCCTATATTAATCAAGCGGCGGCGCGTGCGGCAGCTAAAAATTAAGGATCCGTGATGAGTTGGAAAGATACTTTGCTTGATGCCAGTTTCAAGGGTGTCGGCTTTGATGTAATCGATGATACGTTGCGTGGCACGCACGCCCTAGCCGAACACGAATACCCGTTTGTTCAGGGGGCGGACATTGAAGATACCGGTGTGTCGGCAATGGATATGAGCCTGACGGCGGTATTGTGGGGTGACGATTATGAAGGCCGCCTGCAAAGCCTGCTGAACGTATTGCGCGAAACGGGAGCAGGCGAACTAATCCACCCGATTTACGGCAGCGTGCCAGATTGCGTGGTGGCAGATTTCGAGGTTACGCACAACGAAGAAAACCCCGATTACTGCACGGTTCGTATGACCTTCAAGCAAAGCGTCAAAGCCGCGCCGTTCTTTGACCGTGAGTTACCGTCTGCTCTGGCCGATGAAATCGACTGGCTGGCAGATTTGGCCGCTTGGCAGGGTTTTGAGGTTTTTCAGACGGCCTTGGGCAAGATTCAGAAAACTCAAAGCCGTTGGAACGCATTTCATGCCACAGTATTAACGGCCGTCGGCGTTATGTATGGTCAGGTAAACGGCGTATTCACCGGCTCCATGAATCTTCTTAACAGCCCGCGCGTATTGGTGGCCGAGTTGAAATCAGTATTCGGTGTGTTGGCAAATATGCACGTCGTAGGTAAAAGTGGGCTGGATGGCTGGCGCGATATGGTTGGCGGAGTGTCAAAAGCCTCCGCTACGCCGTGGCAGGTAAGTCGCGGGGCAGAAGGTAGCGTTTCGGCAATCGATTTGATTCAGCGTGCAAAGGTTGAAGATGTCGCTGCTTTTACAGCCTTCACCGCAACTGTTGGAGCGTGTGCTTTGGCAGAACAGGCCGCAGATATTCTGGCAACACAAATTGATGATCCGACTTTGACGCCCGTGGAAATCTCACGCCTATTATCCGATACCCATGCTGCTTTGCAACGCACGCTGGCCGCAAATCGTATTTTGGCAATGATGTTGGCAGATGAGGCAAAGGCCGAGAAGATGGCTTATTCCTTGCTAAGGTTATACCAAACACCAGCAGACAGTGCTGATGATGTGTATCGCCGCATTGAGGCTGCCGGCCTGTTGCCGCAAGCACCATATCTTGAAACTGCCGCCGAACTGACTGAAAGTTTGCGTGATACGGCGCACAAGCTGCAAAAACAGGCTTTTGCCGTTTTGAATATGCGTCCTCCGTTAGTGCAGAAAATTGTAGGACGTGATACCAGCCTGCACCTGTTGGCTTTTGAATGGTATGGCGATTACAGCCGTTTTGGCGAGTTGTTGCGTCTGAATCCGCAAATCCGTCATCCGAACTTTCTCAGTAAAGGAGAGGTGTTAAATGCCTACGCCAAATAATACCGTCACTCTGATGATTAACGGTAAAACCCATGGGCAATGGACGAACTACGACATTGTGTCTGACCTTCTGACCCCCGCCGATGATTTTAGTGTCACTCTGGGCCGTCCGGTAGATGCAGTCCCGACTGCAGTGAAAGAAGGCGATAAAGTAGAAGTCCGTGTTGGTGGGGATACGGTATTAAGCGGCCGTATCGACCGTGTGCACACTACGACAGAGAAAGGCAATAAAACGCTGACCATCCAAGGCCGAGATGATGCCGGTATCCTGTTAGACTGTTCTGCGCCGTTATTTAATGCGCAGGATATGGATTTAAACCAAATTATTGAAAAAATCGTCAAGCCTTTGGGTTTGTCAAAAATCCGTATCGATGCCGCCAAAACTGACAAAACCCACAAAGTGCAGATCGAGCCGGGCAGCCGCGCGTGGGATGCACTGCTTGAATATGCCGAGGCAAACGGTTTATGGCCGTGGCTGGAGCCGGACGGTACGCTGGTAGTCGGCGGTCCCGATTACACCGCCGCACCGGTGGCAGAGCTGGTTTTACGGACCAACGGCCAAAACAACAACATCAAGCGTCTGGAAGTAAACCGAGATATGGCGGCACGGTACAGCGAAGTTACCGTGTTGGCGCAAAGCCACAGCGGCAAAAACAACATTAAAGCCACCGCCAAAGACGAATCCGTCAAACTGCACCGCCCCCTAATCGTAACCGAGCCGGACATCGACAGTCAGGCTCAAGCGCAGCGCAAGGCGAAAAAGCGGCTGGCCGACAGCAGGCTGGAAGGCTTAACAATTACTGCCACCGTACAAGGCCACCGCACTGACGACGGTACCTTGTGGCAGCCCGGCCAGCGCATCAACGTATTGAGCGAACCGGACGGCATTGACGCGGTGTATTTCCTGATGGCGAGAACCTTCACCGGCGGTCGCGGCCAACCCACCGAAACCGTGCTGACACTGAAAGAGGACGGCGCATGGGTATTGGATGCCGACCCGCCGAAGAAATCGGGCAAAACCAAAAGGCCGTCTGAAAGCCGCAAAGCCAACGGCCAAGCAGCCGCCAAACCGAAAAAACGCCGTCAGGCTAAAAAGCCAAAACAGGAATTACAGGTGATTTAAATGGATGCAAAAACCATAGACAACCGTATCCGACGGGCATTTAACGGCATCCGCCAAGCTTTCCGCGGCAAAATCGCCCGCGTCAAAGCAGCCGGCGGCGTGCAGCAAATCCAAGTGGAAGGTTTGGAAGGCGAAACCGTGCAGGACTTGGAACACGCCGAAAACTTCGGTTTTACGTCGAACCCGCCCGCAGGCAGCGATTGCGTCGTCGTACCGTTGGGCGGCAAAACCAGCCACGGCATCATCGTCACCACCACCAACGGCGCATACCGCATTACCGGCCTTGCCGAAGGCGAAACGGCAGTTTACAACGCCGACGGTGCCAAGATGGTGTTAAAGAAAGGCCAGATTATCGAAATTGACTGCGAAACGCTGAATATCAAAGCACCGGGCGGCGTGAATATTGACGCGCCCAATGTAGGCTGCACCGCGCAGATTACCGCCGAGGGTCAAATCAACGGCAACGGCGGCATGGCGGTGCAAGGCGGCAGCGGCACATCATTTACCGGCAATGTGAAGATGGTCGGCGATTTGGACACTACCGGCAAACTGACCAACAACGGCAAAAATGTAGGTTCGGATCACAAACACTCCGAAACCAACGGCAGCGAAACCGGCGAAGTGGTGTAAACATCTCTCGAACGGCCTCACGCCTGACATCCATCAAAGCAAACCCCAAGCGTCCTTACCTGAAAATAAAGGTATGGACGCTTTACTTAACCCCGCCACCGGCGACTACCAACTCAACCAATCCGCGCAAGGCATCGAAAATGAAGTCTATGTGCGGCTGCTTACCCCGCTGGGCAGCTACTGGGCCGAACCTGCATTAGGCAGCCGCCTGCACGAATTGCGCCGCATGAAAGATCTGCCGCGCATGGCGGTGCTGGCCAAGCAGTATGCCGAGCAGGCTTTGCAGCCGATTTTAGATGCCCGCCGCGCCCGCCGCATCAATGTGGCCGCCTCTTTGGCACGGCGCGGCTGGCTGCGGCTGGATATTGCGGCGGTGGATGCAAGCGGCCGGAGTTTGAATTTAATCCATGAGGTGCGGCTGGCAT